CTGCTCCAGCTTCTGTTCAGTACACAGACACAGAAAGAACTATTTTCTGTAACATAACCAATACAGTTGATGCAACAACAGCAGGATCTTTCACATTCATTATTGAATATGTTCAAATCGCTTAATAGGAGATAAATATGGCAGACGCAGTTACCTCAGAGACCTATCAGGATGGTAATCAGATTGCTGTTTTCAAATTCACTAATATCTCCGATGGTTCTGGTGAAAGTGCAGTAAAAAAAATTGATGTTTCTGCATTATCTAAGAATGCTCGTGGTGAATCTTGCACAAGAGTTACAATAGAAAAGATGTGGTGGCAGTGTATTGGAATGAAAGTAAGAATTTTATTCGATGCTTCTACAGATGACTTTTGTATTGAACTTGGTGAAAATCAAAGTGGACATCACGATTACACATCATTTGGTGGTTTGGTAAACCCAGCTAGTTCTGGAGTGACTGGTGATATTATGTTTACAACTGTAGGACATAGTTCAGCAGATACTTATACTGTTATTATGCAGGTTAGAAAGAGTTATTAGTGGCTAGGAAGCAAGATAAACAGCCTCCTAAGACTAAAAAATATTTCCGTTCCACAAAGAGTGGAGCGGGAATGACAAAGGCAGGTGTTGCCAAATACAGAAGAGACAATCCTGGTAGCAAACTTAAAACGGCAGTCACAGGCAAAGTAAAAGCTGGAAGTAAAGCATCCAAAAGAAGAAAGTCTTTTTGCGCTAGATCAGCAGGTCAAATGAAAAAGTTTCCTAAAGCAGCAAAAGATCCTAACAGTAGATTAAGACAAGCTAGAAGAAGGTGGAAGTGCTAATGACAGCTAAAGAAGTTTTAAAATTACTTGAGAAGCATGAATCTCAATGTGATAAAAGATATACAGAAATACAAGATAAACTTAAATCACTTGATAGTAGGGTTTGGGGTTTATATGGTGTTATTATTGGTGTAGCAGTTTTAGAAAAGGTTTTTTAAATGGCAATGGGTAGGGCGCAAATGAGTCAACAAGTCTCAAAGCCACCATATAAAAAAAAGAAAAAAAACAAGAAAATAGCAAAGGTGAAAAAAAATGCCAAAAGACGCTTGTTATCATAAAGTCAAGGCTCGCTACAGAGTTTTCCCTTCCGCGTATGCCTCAGGAGCCATTGCAAAATGCCGTAAAGTAGGAGCCGCTAATTATGGAACTGGTGGCAAAAAGAAAGCTAAAAAGAAGGCAGAGGGTGGTGTTATCGAGCTTAGATTAGGTGGTAATGTACCAAAAAGACCTCGTAAAAGAAAAACTAAAAACCCAAACATTGCAAGAGGTTGTGGTGTTGTAATGAACAAAAGAAGAAAAGTAACAAAGTTTAGATAATGGCTGTTCGTAAAACAAAATCAGGTCTTGCACTTAAACGATGGTTTAAAGAAGATTGGAAAGATCAGAGAACTGGCAAGGCTTGTGGTAGACAAAAGGGAGAGAAAAGAGGCACTCCTTATTGCAGACCATCAAAAAGAATATCCAGTAAAACTCCTAAGACTGGATCAGAAATGTCAGCTTCTGAAAAAAGAAAACGAATATCACAGAAGAAAAGGCTAGGACAACCAGCAGGTAAGCCAAGAAGAGTGCAGGCAACAAAGAGAAGAAACAAAAAATGAGTTTAGAGCAAAAAATTTGTAAAGAAATCAAAGCTTGGTCTAAATATGCCTTAGAAATTCCCAATGAAAATTATAATAATTTACCATCATGTCCTTATGCAAAAGCTGCTTGGAGAAACAACAAAGTAGGATTTGCCTTAAAGACTACGAACAATTATGACATTGTTTATTCTGTAATTAATAACTATAACGACTCAAAAGAACTTATAATAGTTATTGATTTATGTTCTGAAACCAATGAAATGTTTCATAATAATCTTACAAACTTAAATGAATTGATACACCAAAACAAATTTGACCAACAAGATATTTGGTTAATGGGATTCCACCCTGATGATGATGTAAATGAGCTTATAGATGATGGTTCATTTGATGAAATTGTTAGTGAGGAATATTCTTTGATATTCGTACAAAGACTAAGTAAACTTCAAGAAAGTGCAAATAAATTGAAGAAACTTGGATACTATGATAATTATTATATTATGTACAATGTCGAAGACATTTATGAGCAACGTGAAAACTATTACAGGAGACTAAAATGGCAATGAGTCCAAGAAAAATGATGGCTATGTCAAAAGACATGGCTAAAGCTGCTAAAATGATGATGGGTGGTGAAGCAAAGCCCAAAAAAATGAGAGGTGGTGGAATGGCTATGAAACCTAAAAAAATGCGTATGGGTGGCATGGCTAAGAAAATGTCAAAAGGTGGTAAAGCCTAATGGCATTTTCAGGTTCAAATAACTTTGAATTAGATGTTGCAGACTACATAGAAGAAGCTTTTGAGCGATGTGGCTTAGAAGCTAGGACAGGTTACGATTTGCAAACAGCCAGACGTTCTATGAACATAATGCTGGCAGAGTGGTCAAATCGTGGCTTGAACCAATGGACTATAGAGCAAAGAACTCAAGCTCTTGCAACCAATGACACAGAGTATAGTCTTGGCACTGATGTTATTGATGTTCTATCTCTGGTTGTTAGAAGAAGTAATACTGATTTTAGTATGAGCAGAATAAGTAGAGATACTTATTTAAACTTACCAAATAAATCCACAACTGGCAGACCAACTCAATACTTTTTGGACAGACAAATTACACCAAATCTTAAAATATTTCCTGCTTCTGAAAATAGTACAGATGTAATTATTTATGATGCCCTTACAAGAATGCAAGATGCGGATTCACAAGTAAACACAATGGAAATACCTTTTAGGTTTTACCCTTGTCTCACAGCAGGATTAGCTTACTATATAGCTATGAAAAAAGCACCAGATAGAATACAACTATTAAAAACAGTTTATGAAGAAGAATTTGAAAGGGCAATGGGTGAAGATAGAGATAGATCATCTTTTTCAGTAACTCCACAGTTATCATATTATAAGGTTGGATAATGGCTTTTGCACAAGGAAAATATGCTTTCAGAATATCTGATCGTTCTGGTTTTCGCTACCGAATAAAAGATATGAGAAAAGAATGGAATGGCAGTATTGTTGGATATGATGAGTATGAAGAGAAACATCCTCAATTAACACCTCCAAGAATAAAACCAGATCCAGAGGCAATAAGAGATGCAAGACCTGATGCTAAAGATGATAATACAAAATTTACAGTTTACACAAATACTGGTTTAGGCAATATAGGAACCATATTAGACACTTTTAGTGTAACAGCATCAGTCGGAACAGTGACAGTGAGTACAACATGAGTTTTACATTAACAACATTAAAACAATCAATTCAAGATTGGACACAAAATTCTGAAACTACGTTTGTAAATGAGCTAGATTTTATAATTATAAATGCTGAAGAAAGAATATTTAAAGTAGTTGACTTAGATTACTTTAGAAAAAATGTTACAGGTGAGTTAACAAGTGGCAATAAATTTTTGCAAAAACCAACAGATTACTTAGCTTCTTTTTCTTTGTCTTTCGTTAAAGACAGTGCAAATGTTTTTCTTTTACAAAAAGATGTTAATTACATACAAGAATTTACACCTAATCCAAGCACTACAGGCAGTCCTAGATTTTATGCCTCATTTGATGTGGACAATTTTATTATATCTCCGACACCTGATTCTAGTTATGATGCTGAATTGCATTATTATTATAGACCTACTTCAATAACAAAAGATGCAAACGGAACAACATGGATAAGTGAAAATGCTCCAGATGCTTTGTTATATGCTTCTTTAGTTGAAGCTTATACCTTTATGAAAGGTGAATCAGATTTACTACAACTTTACACTGCTAGATTTACCGAAGCCATGAGCAGATTAAAAGTATATGGTGAGTCTCAAGAAAATACGGATGCTTTTAGAGAGGGTTTAGTTAGAGTTCCAAAACAATAAGGTAGCATAATGAAAAAAAAGAAAAGAAGTGTGGCTATTGTCGCTTTAGGCAATAGTTGTTCTGAATATTTGATGTCAAGAATAAGAAGTGAATCTTTTAATGAAGTATGGGCTATAAACTCTATTGCTTCTGCAATTTTTCACGATAAAGTTTTTATGATGGATCCACCCTCAAGATTTTTAGATGGCAAGTTCGCTGGTAAACAAACCAATGCTATGAAAGAAAGATTGCTTACAAAATTAGATAAGCCAATATTTTCTTGTATTTTAGATAAAAGATGTCCTGATGTAGTAGAGTTTCCGTTACAAGATGTTTTAGAAAAAACAAAATATGCTTACTTAAATAATACTGTAGCATATGCTTTAGCTTATGCAGTAGCTTATGAGGTAACAGAACTTCATTTGTATGGTATAGATTTTAGCCATAAAAATGTTCATTTTGCAGAATCAGGAAGAGCTTGTTGTGAGTTTTGGTTAGCAATAGCTATTTCAAAAGGAATAAAAGTTAAAATAGCATCTACTTCTTCTTTATTAGATACAAACGTACCAGATGATGAAAAGTTATACGGCTATCATAGATTAGATGACCCAATAGTATCGACAACTACACAAGGTAGTATGTTAATCACAAAAAAATCTAAACTAGAGCCACCAGAGCCATTAGATTTAGAATCTAATATTATTGGTAGAAAAGATATTAAAGGTTTAAGTTATGAGGAGAAATAAATGTTTAATGTAGGAATATCACAAGCTGGAACTGTTAATGTTATGACATCTGATCAAGGTGGTTTAACAAACGAACAAATTGCAGATTTAGCAGTGGATAAAATTGTAAGTATATCTAATGATGCACCACCACACATAAGGCAACAAGCCAATCAATTCAGAGAACATCTCAAAAATGTCCTATATCATTATCTACTCTTGGCAAGAAACGAAGAGCGTGGTAGTATCATTCAAGCCTTGCGATCAAGTGGTCAAAAGGAAACGGCTGAATATATAAGGAGACTCTAATATGGCTATAGCACAAGCAATGTGTACTTCCTTCAAAACAGAGTTATTGACAGGTACACACAATTTTGCAACAAACGGAAACGCTTTTAAATTAGCACTATATGCAGAAGGTGGTGGTGGAAAATCATCAACAACTGCTACACTAGGAGCGGCAACTACTGCTTTTACCACAACTGGTGAAGTAGCAAATAGTGGTTCATACGCATCTGGTGGTGGTACTTTAACAAAAATTGCACCAACTAGTTCTGGAACAACTGCGTTTACTGATTTTTCAGATTTAAGTTTTACTACAGCAACCATAACTGCTATGGGTGCATTGATTTATAATGATACAAACAGTGATAAAGCTGTATGTGTATTAGATTTTTCAAGTAATAAAACTTCTACATCTGGAACATTTACAATACAATTTCCTACTGCTGACGCTTCAAACGCTATTATAAGAATAGCCTAACCGAACAATTGTGAGGTTTCATGGCTAACGGCTGGGGTCAAGGCACTTGGGGTGCTGTTGGATGGGGTGGTATAGGTAATCTCTCTTTTTCTGTTACTGGTGTAGCAGGAACAACTGCCGTTGGTGATGAAGGCGTTGAAGCTAGTTCAGTAGTAGTCGAAACTGGTCTACAAGCGACTGGTTCTGTAGGTACTGTTACTGAAAGAA